AATCAAGTCACGACTCATTTGTCTTACATCTAATTTTTCTTGTGTTAATTCAGTCCTTATATCTTCACCGTTAAAATGTCTTTCGGCATATTCATGAACTAGAGTACCACGATCTGTTGCTTCTTTTGAAACTCTCTGAGCTTCTTCTTCGCCTACTTTGTCTATCCAACGTTGTAACCAAGCATTATCTGCAGTTTTGCCAAGTATAGTAGTAATAGAGGGGTATGACCCATCAGGTGTGTGATAAGTTCTTCCTGTAGGAAGAGTATCAGTTTCTACCTCAGTCGTGTATTGAAACTTCTCTTTTAAAATCGTCCACTGTGTTGACAATGGGTTTTCCTTTCGCGTTTAAGCTAGTATTAATTAAAATGGGATACCCATACTGTCTAGTTTTTTCTAGAACTTTCCAAAGATAAGGATTTGAAGAGCCAGTTACAGTTTGTAATCTAGCGCTCATATCGTGAGTAGTAAAATTGCCATCAATAATATCAGAAGTAAAAAGCATGTAAGGACAATATTGAGACATATCAAAAAACTTGTCAGCTTCTTCAAATTGACATATTGGAGCATATGGTCTCCAAGAGTCTGTATATCTTTCTTTAATGATATTAAGTTTTTTAATATTATCATCAGTGGGAGCACAGAGCAAGGAACGATTTCCAAGAGCACGAGGTCCAAACTCAGCACGACCTTGAATCACAGGAACTATCTCACCTTTTATTATACGATCGGCACACTCATCTGCAGTGATATTATTAGAAGACTCTATACCAAGATAAGGAGTTTCCCATAAAGGTCTTTCAATCAATGCAGCTGCACCAACCGCGCATCCAGCATCTCCAGCTGCTGGTTGGATTGCAATATTATCCCATGGAGTTAATTTAAGAAGTTTAGTATTAGCTACACAATTAAGAGCTACTCCACCGGCATAAGCTAAATTTGTCATACCTGTTTCTTTCTGAATCCAATGACTTAAAGTTAAAAGAGTTTTTTCAAGAACAGACTGAACTGAAGCTGCAATATCCCAGTCTAAACTACCGAAACCTACACCGCGTTGTAAATCTTGAAGAACGGTATACTCACCTTGAATAGATGTCCAATTTAAAACATGATCGTGAATCCATCTTTCCCATTTAGGTTCTCCATAAGCAGCTGCGCTCATAACTTTACATTCATCTGAAAGGGGATGAAACCCTAATAAACGAGTAGCCGCTGAGTAGAATAAACCAAGAGAGTTGGGATAGCGAAAACGTTTTAACCACTCAATTCGTCCATTTTGGTAAATTCCTAATGATGTAGAGTATCGGCTACCCACAGTATCAACAACCATAATAGCGCACTCAGTCCAATTAGTAGTGCAAATAGAACTCATGGCATGAGCTTCATGGTGATCTACTAATATTGTACGTGCTGAACTATACTGTTTTATATCAGACTTAAACTGTGAGTAAGTAGTTTCTTCATAAAAAGAAACAAAGTCCCAATCATCCCAACAATCTTTAAGCCATTTTACACTTTTGTGTGGAAAACTTTTATCAAATTTCTTACGTGAAAAACGTTCTTCATGAGACGCGCCTTTGATATGTCCATCTATAACAGACGCAGCTGCACTGTCATGATGATAAGAGCTCACTCCTAAAATCTTCATTAAAATACCTTTTTATCAAATTGTTATATTTTGATGTATCAAAATCATTATATCTGACAGAGTTTAAAAAGTCAACAAAAGTCCATCTTTTGTTATCAACAGTGGGTTGTATTCTATGAACCATAAAACAAGGAAAAGTTACAGTTTTTCCAGGGCTTGGATAGATAGTTGCTATAATCTCTGAAGGCTTTGGGTAATCAAAGTCAGATCCTAATACGCCTGTAGGATTCCAATTTCCAATCTCAAGAGGTTTTCCTTTAGTAAGATAAATGATGCGTGTCCAAAACCTGCCAGGTCTTGGGTTTGAAAGCTGACGACCTTTGTAAGAAAAAGAATCAGAGTGCCAATCGTAGACATCGCCTTGCTCAAGCAGAACAGCTATTTTACCTTTTAAATCGCATATAGTTCTGTCTTGGTGATTGGGATCTGTAAAAGAATTAGCCTCTATATATTTCAATAGAGGCTGTGTATTGTCATGAATTAATTTGTTTGTATAAACTTTAATACAATCTTGCCAATTCTCATGGATATAATCATGAACAGGCATCAACCCACTCTTTGATCTCTTCCCATTTTTGCTCTTCTTCTTCTAAGTTTTGTTTACGAATAATTGTAGCAACCTTAGTTATAGTAGTGACAGGCAATCCATATTCATTTTTAATATCTTTTTTCAATTCTGCTATTGATTCTCTAATAGCATCAGCTTGAATCATTAAATCTACAATGCGGTTAATTTCTTTACGAATTTCTTCTTGAAGTGCTTTTTCCATTTAGTCCTCTATTATACATTGGTGTTATTGGTGATAATTTTAAAAGTATCTCTTACTTTGTTAGGTTTTCGACGTACAAGACGTTGATCTTGTAGTTGTTGCATAGCTACATTGAACATAGACATCGATGTGTCTGCGCTAGAACCCTCGTCGCTCGGTGAGCGATGTATGAGTATCTTTTGATGAATGAGATTGAGAGCAGTAACTAAATTAGCTGAACCAATAGAGCGAGAGCCAGCGAAGTCTCCTTCAATACGAGGATTGACTAGTTCCCACTGCTCATTTTCCCAAACTGCTCCCTCATCTTCATCAAACACTTCAACAGGCATTCCAGCTAATATTCTCCATACTAAGTCAGCAGTTTCTTGTGAAGTCATCGAATCCAATCATCCTTCCATGAAGTGTGGTAAAACCACGCTAGAGCTGTAGACACACGCTTCGCGTGAAGCTCAACATCTGGGCTCACAGCGTCAACAAACTCACGTTTGAATCTAAGCCATGGGTTGTGTTCTGTTGTGACACGCTTTATCGAGTGTACATTGCGTTCATTCCAATGATCACAGCGCTCTGCATAAGCTGGCTGAATATTAAGTGAACGTTCAGTTTCATCCAACTTCGTTTGGAGCAGACCGTACAATTCTTGAAAAGCCACACTTTTCTCGCTATCACTGATATCAGCAATGCTAATCCGCCGTGCATTTCTAACTAAATCACGATATGCGTTGCGCGATGTCAATTTAAAAAACATTTTTTACCTCTTATTAATAGCAGACTTTGCATTGTCTGGCAATGTTAAATTTTTAAAATATCTTGGATTGATTTGTTGATATCGAATGCAGGTGTGTCATCAAAGGTGCTAATCCGTTGAGGAGGGTATACCGTTTTTCCACGCATCCAAAAGTCTCGTGGGTTATACCAGTGCATTTGCTCGAATGAGCGCCAGAGTGCATTAATTCGATTAGCTGCCACATCAAACTCATCGTACATGGGATTTTCTAAAGAAATGCGATCTCTGGCCTCTTCCATCCACTCAATCGCACACCACGGAGAGTATCGAGCTACATTTTCAGCTTCGCGAATTGTGCGGCGCACACTCCAAACAGAATATCCACCAATTGAAATATTTGATTTAGTTCTACTAGCCATTAATTGTTACATCCTGTAAGTGATTAAAGTGATCTACAATATCAACAATGAATCGAGCTGCAAAAAACTCGCCATGAGTGTGTTTCAGCTGATAGTATTCTTTCATTGTATCAGGAGAGTGTTGTGTGAGGACTGCTATTGCCTCTTGAAGGGTGGGGCGTTTGTGCATATGTCATTCCTTATTTAGTTAATTTGTATAATCCAACTTTTGAGGTATTTTCAGAAATATCCCAAAACTTTAGTGGTTCTATTAATCCTAGTTTTTCTATTTGTTTAATTGCTATCGATACTCCATTAAAGTTAGCTGAATCAAGATTTTTTATATTTCTGTGAGGATGATAGTTTTTTTCTGTAATTTCTTCATGTATATCGTCAAACAAAAGATATGGAATTTCAAGAGATATGCAAGACTTGATATCTCTTAAAACTGGTAATGGGTTATGATCTCCATCAATATAAGCTAAGTCAAATTTATGATCTTTAACATGGTCGATCAAATTTTTTGAATCATCTAAGATAAAGTTAAACCTGTCTTTGTATCTTTCTTTTAGTATAGGGTGAGCTTCGTGTGTACAAGCATGTAATCCAGGATCTATTGAGATGAGTTTTATTTCAGGATTCATCTCTAACATAATAGAGGCTGAAGCTCCGTAGTAAAAACCAATCTCAAGTATTGATTTAATTTTATAAGTATTAATACAGTAAGAAAACAACTCAGTCATTGTTGGGTCAAACAAAGTTGTTGTTGAAGAATAAGTGTTACGATCGTTCTTAAACTTATCTAAAAAAGACAAAGTGGGAATATTCATATAATCATCCAAAAGCTGTGT